ATTACCTGTATCACCTTTATCAGCAATTACCTTCAATAATTTAATAATGATTTCTAATAGATAATTTACATCATTATTTGAATTTGATTTATTTTGTTCAGTATCAAAGCCTTCACTCGCTAAATCCAATGTTTGTTTTGAAATACCGTTCATTGCATCATATACATCTTTAGCGTTTGCTTCAATCCCAACTGCAATACCTTGAGGAAGATATTTACCAACTTCATCAGCCATGACTTTTGAAGGTGAATGAATTCCAAAGAAAGATTTCAATCCATTTAAAACAGCATCTCCAAATCCCTTGATTTTTCCTAAAATCCAATCTTTTACAGAATTAATACCATTCCATAGACCTTTAACAAGGTTAACACCAACATTTGTACTTTCAGAAAAGGAATGTTTAATACCATCAACAATTGCTTTTCCACATTCTTTTATCCAAGAGAGCATTCCCTTAATACCATCACCAACATTTTTAATAATATTTTTTCCTAAATTAAGCCATTGAAACGCCATAAACGCTGAAACGATAGCTTGGATTATTTGAGGAATATTAGCCACGATTGTTGGAATTGCACCAATCAATCCCTGTACTAATTGCCAAATCAATTCTGCACCTTTTTGTAAAATTGTAGGGAAATTATCATTAATGATGTTTGCAAATGTCGTTATGATATTAGGAACATATTCTACAAGTATTGGTATTGCTGAAATGATCCCATCTAACAATCGGCTTAATAAATCAAACCCCTTAGAAATCATCTCAGGTGCTTTTTGTGCAAGATTTGTTCCTATATCCTGTACAAACTGTAATATTTGAGGAAGTACAACAGGAACGTTTTGTACAAAGCCTGTTACCAAACTATTCAAAAGATCATAACCTTTTTGAAATAGAATAGGTGTTGCTGATATCAATGCAGTAGCAAATCCCTGAACAATGTTTAATGCCATTGGGACAGCATTATCAAAAAGAAATGTAGAAGCTGTAGTAATCAAATTGGATAAGGCACCTGTAACATCCCCTCCAATAGCAACATTTCCTAAAAAATCTTGTGCTGCAGCTTTCATTGAAGCAAATGAACCACTAAACGTAGTAGCTGCTTCTTTGGCGGTTGTTCCTGTAATGTCTAAGTTATCTTGTATAACTCCTATAGCTGTATAAACATCCGCTAGATTACTAATATCATACTTTTGACCACTCAACTTTTGAGCATCTTTAAGAAGTCGTTGCATTTCTTCTTTTGTTCCACCGTATCCAAGCTTCAAGTTATCAAGCATGGTATAGTTTTGCTTTGCAAAACCTTGATATGCATTTTGAATATCTTGTATATTGGTACCAAATTTATTGGAATTATCAGACATATCCTGCATAGCTCGGTTAGCTATGTCGGCCGCCTTACTTGTATCGCCTTTTAAACTTGAAATCAAAGACGCTGAAAATGAAGTAACATTTTCCATATAAGCATTTGCACTGACACCTGATGTTTTATAGGCTTCTTTTGCATAAGCTTTCATTTTATCAGCGTTTTCCTTATACAACGTTTCAATCCCACCTAAAGATTGTTCTAAAGCACCACCTTCAGTAAAAGCCTGAGATACAACTTTTCCAATTCCAGCAGCAACAATGATATTCTTTATTTTTGAAGCAATTGAATTTCCCGCTTTTTCTCCTGCTTCTTCAAGGTCTTTCCCCATGACCTGTTCAATCATGCCCTTCATTCCTTCAGCAGAGGGAACAATTTGAACATATGCTTTTGCTAAATTGGTTGCCATATTATCCTCCTTCCCTTATAATCTCTAATCTTGCTTTTTCATATTCTTCAACAGTTTGAAAACCATCATTGACAGTATTTTCTTCTCCATTGTTTAAAATAAGTGATACTATCGATTTAGGAGGATTGATGCCTTTTACACCATCTTCTGTTTTCATCCAAATCAATCTTGTCAATTCATCTGAAATCATTGATAAAAGCAATTCTCCAAAAGGAACCTTTTGATTGCTCAACTTCATTTTTATTCTTGAATTTTCCCTCAAACCAACTGAAAAAGTCGCAACCATATATGCTGGAAGCGACTTATAATCATATATTTGATAAGTTTCTGCTAAATCACAAATTAAAGCATCCTCATCTGTTTTTATCATGTTGGCGAGGATCACTAGTTTTTTACTGTTTTATTTGAATTAAAAATGTCCATGATGTTTTCTTGCATTTTGCTTGTAAGAACTCTACCTGTTTTTTTATCTCTGCAGAATTTTTTTAATCTTTCATATTGGGCATTTCCTAAAAGCTTTTTAGCAAAAGGAACAACACTTAAATATTCATCATTGTTCATTTCACTTAAAATTTCAATAAGTTCCCAATCATCACCTACTGCATCATCTACAGAATAATGAAATCCTTGTTTTGTAATACCAGTTATCTTCATCTAGATTACTCTCCTTCTTTTTTCTTGATCATATAATCATAATGGGATGTTTCTGTTTCATCAGGAACTCCTGAAAAAGTTATTTCATAACCAATAGCATCACTATCAGAATATTTAATTTCACCAATTTCAGTAATCCCAGCACATGGAATAACAAGCCTTTTTAAAATTTTCCCTTTTAGAATCATATCAATGACCCATGAAAACTGTTCAGGTTCCTCATTTTTAGCTTTGATTGTTAATCCAGTATCTAAATCTCCAGTAACATTGCTGGATCCATAAACTGTCTTCAATACATTTACGTTCAATGATTCAATCAACTTTAATTTAAATGTATCCTCTTTTCCAGAAAATAAATTTAAAACAACAGCTCCACCCCATGCTTTTTGAGTATCTGTTTCAGGTGAGTTATTGTTTGAAACTCCATCATCTGAACAATATCCTAATGAATTGAATTTAGTATCCAATTCACTTTTTGCATCTTCTGGTAGTTTTGTACCTAAGGGTGCAACAAATACTGAACCACCTATTTTAGGTTTAGCTGCACTTACATTTTTTGCGTCCATCTGTATCTACTCCTTTCTAAAAATATCCAATATCAAACAAAGCCTGATATCGATATTTCTTTATTGTTGTATCTGTATAATCATAATCACTATTGAGATGTAATGATGTGATCTCATCCAACTCAATTAAGTCATACATGACATCTTTTACTTTTTCGTTGAGTAAAGATGCTTTATATTTTGAAGACGAATACGATTGAATAAAAAAAGTGGCCGTGTTTGTAAAATCAAATCTACTACTGCCACTTTTACCAATGAGTACATATTCAACTTCATTAATATTTTCAAATGTCACAGGAACATTCAATTTGTTTTTAAGATAATTAAAAACAATTTCTTCAATCATTTTCATCACCTCAAACTTTTTATTAATGTATTGTTTTTGTAGTTATCTTTTATTGTTTCTATTGTATCTGCTCTAACAGATGCATTTACACGATTAGTTCCAACATGAGAAGATATCTCATACCCTTCACCACCAGCAGCTGTTTTGGTTGCTTCTGCATGTTCTAGGCAAATATCCATCATTTCTTGAGATCTAAGTAATTCCCTTACACCTTTTTTATCAAGTACTATTTTAGCCATATCTTTCTACCATTACTTTCTTATTCCAATCTAAAGGAATATTTTCATCTATTCCTTCAATTGCAAAACCCAATACATGCCACTTTCTTCCTAAAAAAACAACATTGTTATCTTCCCAAGAATTTTGGTCACCTTTAGGAATGGCAAGTGTATAAACTGCTTTTTTACCGGTTAAATTTTGTGAAGTAATAATATCATTGGCTGATGATGGTGAAACAAGAACATTTTCAACTATGATTTCTCGCTCTCGATAAATAGCTTGTCCAAAAGGATCTTCATCAACCTTTATTTTTTGTAATAAAACAACAGGAATACCTTTAATCATTGCCATAAATATTAATTACACCTATTCTTTGTCTACGCAAACCTAGTCTGGCAAGCTCACTTTTTTTAATGAACAATCCTCCTCCAGGTACCAAAAAAGTACCTGATACAGAGTATCCAAGAGCTGATTGTGACATCTGTTCCATAGGTTCGCTGTTGGTTGAGGTCATCAAGTTACGAGCAATAATATCAACACATACACTTTTAACTACATTTTCATATACATCTCCATTTTCTATCATTTGGTCAAGATTTTTCCCAACTTTTTTTGCTTCTTGTCTCAAACAATCTGAAACAACAGTTAATAAAAATGTTGCCTTTTTTGTTTCAGCTACTGTTAAATCTCTAAACAGCAAAGTAACATCATCTATTGTTACAAATGGTATCATTACTCATCAGCTCCACCATCTTTAGGTGGCACATCTTTATTAGCATTCTTTTTAGGTTCTTTTTTCTTTTTTTCTTCAATTTCCCAATCACCACCACTAATAATCAAATCAGTAGTGATGGTTGCACCTGTTTTTTTATTCCTATATGTTGCCATTATTCTTTTACCACCCTTGTAAATGAATTAGCATCTAGGATTCCCCATCCCATAAAGACTTCCGCACGAATATACACTTGATTATATCCTTGTAAGTCTCTTCCTGAATTGTCAGGATCACCAAATTCAATAATTTTTAATGGAATATCTTTTGAATATCCCCATTTGAACATATTAGCGAAGTCACCTACAATTGCTTGGTCTTTTGTTTCTGAACCAAATGATACTGTATTATTTGTATCTAATGCTTGAGAACCTAATGTTGATGGTTTACCACCAAAACGGAATTCAGGATACAATGGATCTCCTGTCGTAGATTTCTTTTTTGATAGATCACTACGTACTGCAGAGTTGATTACAATACCTGTTACTTCACGATCGGCATCCTCAACTGTTGCAATTGCTGTATCTAAGCAATCATCAGGATTATCATTTGTATAAGTAACGGTTTGTGTAACTTTACTATCAAAGTTATTTTCTCCTACTACTGCAGATTTTTCGCCAGTTCTAGGATTTAAACCATGGAATCCAGCGATATCTAAACCTCTAGCAACTTTTTTAGCAAATCCTTCATTAAATTCTTTTAAAATATCTAATTGTTCTTCTTCACTGGCAAACATAAATTCATTAGAAACACGAGCACCATATTCAAATTTGATTGGAACAATAATTACTGGATCCACTGAAGCTCCGCCTTCACTTTTCTTACCATTTTCAGCAACGATATCTACTTCATTATCCATAGAAAAAGTAAATTCTTTTGAACCATTAAATGGAATTGGTGTTTGCGCTGATAAAACAGCTAAACTTGATTTTCCCTTTACTTTGTTGATTAGATCCTTTGTTAATACAGGATCAAATAAATTTCCTTTGCTTAATACTGCCATTATCTTAATCTCCTTGTCTTAAATTTTTTAATAATTTCTTTAAAGCAACATTTCTTGCTTGTTCTTCATTAGCAACTGTTTGTTCACCCGTTGCTAATGGTGGTTCTTTTTGAAAAAAGCCAGCAAACGATTCAGCATCTTTACGAATTTCTTCCTCATTTGAACCTTTCAAACGTGAAGCAATAGATGAAGGCAATCCCATTTCATTTGCAATTCTCGTTTTTACTGAGTCGGACTCATATTTTGCAATTTTCCCTTCATATTCTTTTTTCATGGTTGCTAGGTCATCTGGTGAAGTATAACCTTCATATTTTTTACTGATTTCTTTTTCATAATCGGCTTTTAATTCTGCTAATTTGTCAGGACTTACAAATCCTTCATATTTTTTATTTTCTCTAGCCAATCTTTCTTTGATAGCTGTATCAAATTCTTCTTGTGTTTTAATTTCTTTAAATTCACTCATTTGTATTTCTCCTATTTACCGTTAGTAACGTAATTTGCATAAAAAAAACGAACTTTCGTTCGCTTAACAACTTATTTTTTGTTTTTTCTTAACACCTTTGTATGTTGCACATGCCCAATTGGCCAAGATTACACTATCAAGCAATGCTATTTCATGTTCTTCCATCATTGCTTTAAATCCAAAACCGCCATTTGTACCAATTGCCCTTCTTTTACAGTTGGTTACAATTTGTTTTAAAGATGGCTGGTCATTATGACATATGTTTTTTGAAGATGTAACTGCCTGTTCAAACATATTGTTTGCTACAACCACATCCGATACTTTAGGAAGTACAGGTTTCAGCTTTATTCCATAGTCCTTGATTTCATCACTCAATATCTGTTGAGAGCCACTTCCATCAATAACAACTTTTTCTATGTCCGCTTCTTTTAGAAATGAAATGATCCATGTATTGCCATTTCTAACACTTTGACAATCAATCGATTCAACAAAAATCTTTTCATCTACCTTTGTAGCAATCGACATAGCAACATGTTTTCCATCTACACCATACTTAATACCCACAAAAAGCTTATTTTGAAAATTGGGAACTGTTACAACTTTGAGATTTTCCCATTCCTTTTTCGAAAATTCACTGCCTTGTGAATATGATAGCCAATGTCCTAACCTTTGAATATTGAAATCAACATCATCTGATGTAATTTCATTTTCAATTACACGTTCTGTCAATCCTTGTCCTAAGGACGGGTTAGTTTCATACCAGGCATCTCTATCATATGGATCATGCATATGCTCAATAGACCATTCGGCCCAGCCTGTATTCTTGCTTTTTCCTTCTAAAACCTTATCTCTCATTTTTTGAAATACTGTCCCATGAGAAATTGCAGTTGGTGGTGTTCCTAACATAATGGTTTGAGGATTGGAACTTGCTGAAATAACATACTTTAGCGCACTTTCTTGATCAATCGTGTATTCCTGTGCTTCATCAATAACCAGCACATCATATCCTTCACCCAAACCACCGGTATTAGAACGAGTTCTAAAATTAACAAGATGATCTAATTTATAGGCTTTTCCTTTTTCATTCAATAAACGTATATTTTCTGAACCTTTTGCCTTAACTGACGTATATTCTATTTCAGCCTGGTCGAGCAATGCACATATTGTTTCAAATACTGAATGTGCTGTAGAAATCATATGAGCCGTATAGAGTATCTTTTCACCATGAGTTATGCCCCACATGATCCTCATAATAACATCTTCAGTTTTCCCATTTCTTCGAGGTAAGCTATAACAAAAACGGGAATGAACCCACATCCCCTCTTTATCAATTGCTAAAATGTCATAAATCAATAGTTCCTGCCACTCTCTAGCAGTTCTGCCGGTTTTGTTGTAAATTTCTACCGCTTCCTTCCCTTTTGTTTCAATATAAGGAAGCACTAACGAAGTTGTAGGAGTTTGTCTTCCAATTCTTTTTTCAGACATTCCTTTTACCTCCTACTTCATATTCGCTTTTTTTGGTGGTGGTCGATACTCTTCACTGACTGAATAACAATAGTTACAGTTAGGTATATAGCACTCAAAAGTGATTTTTTTCATTTTTTGATGCTTTTTCTTATCGTAATATGGTTGAATATCACTTACAAAGCATACATGTCTATGCGGTCTTAATCCTTGTGCCATAAGATACCTCCTCTCCTTAAAGTTCCTTTTTAAGCTTCTTTAAAAGGCTCGTAATTCTAAAATTAGCTACACCATAAAATACTAAACTTAATAAACCAATTGATACTTGAATCAATAACGGACTTAATACAATCCACCACGACCAAGTTATAAAGCCTAATATTTTTGCTATAACAAAAATAATTAATAACGCATTTAACATTGTCATTCTCCTTTCTTTAAAATTGAGCAAAAGAAAAACCGACAGTAGTCGGTTAACTATTCATATATAAATAATATTTGTCTTTGATATTTTTTGGTGCATCTTCTTTTAATTTGATTTCACCTGTTTTTTTATCAACATAGCACCAAGGAGCAACTTCTTCTTCAAATATTTTAATAAGTTCTTTTTGCCTTTTTGTGGGATTAACCATCATAACCAAGCACCTCCATAACTAATCTGTCTAAAAATTCATCAGAAACACTGTTTTGCTTATTCAAGACAATACAATCTGCTATTAATTCATTCAATGATTTTGTATTTTTAAATGATTCTTGTGCATTTTGACTTACGTTTTTTCTTATATACATTATATCATTTGTTTCCTGATTAAGCACATAATTTCTTAGTTTTTCTTCTAAATCATTTTTGGCTTGTAATTCACTTATATTGTTTGCTTGTTGATATTTTCTTACAACTTCCCAATGTTTTTTATGACCACCTAGTTCATGATTTAATACATCATCTAAATTTTTAGATGGAAAATATGAGGTATCAACAATTTGTGAAAACTTATTACTTATCAGTTCTTCACATATAAATAAATCATTATTTATATGATCATAACAGGCAATACCCTGTAATGCATTTTTTTGAACCACCACGATATTGTTTATTTTTCCATATCGATATTCTTGATTTATTTTAGTATTTAAGTATTCACACATTCTTTTTGAATTTTGCGAATATGTTTGACAATAGATATTAGAATATTTGTCATTTTTATACGTAACAAAAGAAATCTCTTTTTTTCCTAATTTCATATTGAAGGGTTTCTTTGCACCCATAAAATTTGAATTTTTCCTAATATTTTCTCTATAATCAATTCTTTTACTCCAAACATCCTGTACTTTCTTACTGCCATCTCCAGGATCATAAACTACAGTACAGTCGCAATTCGCATGTCTTCTAAAAACATTATTACCTGTATTGCTAACTTTACTGTAATCATAAACACCAGCCATTGACTGACACCATTTACATGTTTTTCCAACTGTTGTTCTAATGATTTTAGGCCTTAACCCCGCATTGTAATGAAAATCAGCATTTTTTCGAACTGAATCATCTACGACCGACTTTGCATTGGTTTCTAATGAATCAAGAAAACTTTTTTCACGTTGGGAGTACTTATCAGCATTTGAAATATAATCAATGATACTTGCTGTTTTTTCTTTGTTATATTCAGGAACAATTGCTTTTAATCCTAAATCAGCTTTTTTATTCAAAATATTTTGTGTAGCCTCACATTGTTTGGATACCAAATCATAATTTTGTTTGATCATTGGTTCAAGTAATCTTTGAGCAATGTTGTAATACATTTTTCCATCAGGAAGCATTTCTTCGTTGATATTTTCTTGTATTACCTTTTTTAAAGAAACTCCTAATTCTTTTGCAAAAGAAAGAGAGTCGGTATAATTTACCGCTCCCTGCTTTTGTTTTATTAAAATTGATTTTATTTTTTCATTAGCTTTTATTTCTTCATCAAACTGTTTTTGAATTTCTTCTAATAAAGAAGGAACGATATCATTATTCATCTATTTCTTCCTTAAACATATCATCTATATTTGAAGTTGATGAAGATGTACTATAATCGATTCCAGTAAGTTCTTTTAGATTGTCCTTATCAAAATATCCTGGTACAGCTTGATTGATTTTAATTGCTCCATCTCCAATAACTGAAAGAGCTGAAGCATCCGGTTCAAAAATCGGTGCCCATTTGATTTTTGTTAAATAAATTTGATCTCTTGAATATGTATAACCATCTCTCAAACATGCTGCTAAAAATCCAGCATTGATAAAACCTGTAGCAAATGTTTTTTGAGCTTTTCTTGCTTTCAATCTTAAATTTTCATGTTGTGCCTTGATTGCTTCAACACTTGATGGATTTTCAGTAGAAAAACCTAGATCATCTAATGTCAACCCTGTTTCACCAGCGAAAAGACTGGCCAACATTTTTAGTTGTTCAACATAGGGTGCCATTGATTGTTGGGCAAATTGGCCTACAGTAGGCTTGTCCCCGTCTTCATCCTTTGAGATTTGCATCAATGATGAAATAGTTGCCTTCCATTTATCCATTTCAGCTCCTGGTTCAAGTCCTAAAACATATTTTTGTGGGAATGAATAGAACTCAGCAGATACTTCACTTCTTTTTAGAGTTCTCATAGCTGCTTGCTGAATAGAAATACATGCTCTTGAAATAACTGAATGTCCAAATGGCCTTTTAGCATCAGGTCTATTAATAATTGGAACCAACAGTGGATACGGAGCTTTATTTTTGATTTTATAAGGTTTTTCACCTCTTTCATAAAAATATGTAACTCCTTGAATAAAATATGCTTCAATAATAGGATTCCCTAGAACATCTTCCTCTAATATGGCATATCCTTCAATCAACATATTTGTAATAGGATCAATAATCCCTGTTGCATGTCTTCCATCAATTACCTGTAAGCGAGGCATTTCTCCAACCTTTTGAGAAATATAAATAAAAGAACATGATGTAATCAATGATGAAATAATTGCACTGTCAAACAACACATCAGGATTATTCATGTCGTATATCTCTTGCATATTGAAATTATCATTAGAAAATTCAACAAAGGAAAGTCTATCAGCAATAGAGTCAACAGCCTTTGAACACCATCCTAAACATTCTTTTAACCATCTAAATTCAGGCGGTATTACACTTGAAATATCAACCATTTTATTTTTCATTTCATAATAATCATATCTTGTTTTGCATCTTTCTTTCCTACTAGCAAGTTTTTTTCTTAAATATCCCATTCCTTTGTATTTCATATATCTTCTATTCCTTTCATAATTTCGTTTTGAGAGCCGTTTTCATAATCCGTGAGAAAATATTCACAGTACGGCATGAAGTCCGGAGAACGCATTTTTAGGGGTGGTATGCCCCCACCCTAAAAAAACGATTATTTTTTGCTTCGATACGTAGTCCAATCAATTATTTGTGGCAGTATTCTGTTTGATATGACTTTTTCGGTTTTTATTGCGTTATTAGCAAAGATTTTGTCACTCTTTTGTCTATTGCATGTCATATGAGCCAATTGTAGGTTATCTAAATCACTTGGATGTCCACCTTTTGCTACTGGTATGATGTGGTCAATACATGGTGACAACGGATGTGGATATTTATAAGTAAAATCTACTGGCTTTCCACAAATCCCACATATAGTTTGAGTAGCATATATTCTTTTCTTGTTGTTTTCAAATTGCTTTCTATGTGCTCCATCTCTGTCTAATCTTTTGACTGCCATATAATCACTCCTTTTTTATAGCAAAAAAGAACTACCACCGCAGTTCTTTTTTGACAATTCTTTTGTAAAGGGGGTGGCCTATGTCAACTTAACCACATTACCATAATAGCATGTTTTTAAAGCTATTTGCTTTTAAAATACTTTATGTTTGCTTTACTTTTACTCTACGATTACTTTACTTTTACTCTACGATTACTTTACTTTTACTCTAATATTCTTCTTATTTTTTCTTTTGTTGGAGCAATTGCTAAAGCTATGATATCTAACGACTCGTTTAACAACTTATAGAAGTTTGCTTGCGAGTATCCTTTTTGCATTGCTTTGCTTATTCTTAACTTATCACTTGTATTATTTCTGTAAATATCAATGATTTCTTTGTGTCTTTCATCTAAAAGATCATTAATTGCTTTTTCAAGTATATAAATATATGTATCATATACTTCTATACATTTATCGTAATCTTCTGTCTTTTCGAGCAACTTATTATACTCTTGAAAAATTGTTGAATGGTATCCTGGTATTTCAGGCGAATACGATATAGCTTTTCTTTTGTCTAATAACTGCTCTTTTGTTTCTTTTAAAAATTTAGACATTCTCTTCCAATCTTTTAGTTTTGATATTTTGAATTTAATATCTTCTCTTTGTGATAAATTCATAACTCCACTCCTTTTTAAAGAATTTCTTTTAATTCTTTTTCTTTTTGTCTGATATAACTGTTTACTGTTTCTAAAGCAACTTCATTCTCTTTAATTGATTCTATTTGCTGATATCTTTCAAGTAGCTCTTTTCAGCTTCTAAATATGCTATATTTCTAGGTTCGATAACTCCATATTATCGCACCTTACTGTATTCTTTCTAAACCCTTACTACGCATAGTTTTAAAGAGTGTTATCACTCTTAAAAACTTTATGTATTTTTGAGAATTGATTTTCTTATTTATATATAATTTCTAGCCTTCCTAAATTAATCCATATTGAAAATTCAACAACTGGACAATCTAGAATATTTTCATTTAATGCTTTCCAATATTCGATGTCACAACACATTACTTTTTCGTTTTCTTGTCCTTCTTCTTTTAAAACAATTTCTAATCTATTTTTATTTTTACATTCTTTTAAAATCCATTCCAAATTTTCTTGTTTCTATAATCAAAAACTTCTTTATCTTTAAAATCTTCATCGGATAGATCTTTAATTCTTTTTCTTGATTTTGATATATATAATTTAGATCTAATTTTTGTGTTAGGCTGTTCCCGCTCCAGCATTTCATCAAATTCAAGGATTGATTGATATTGCTCTTTGTGATTATCTTTCATATATTCGAAAAAGTAATTGGTGTGAAATGGGCAAAAACAACAAGCACTTGCTTTTGTATCTAAACCCCATTTTTCTAGAATATATTTATAATTATCTGCTCTGGTCAATTCCATATCCACTAAAGGAAATTTATTAACAAACATCTTATGCTTGTTTTCTTTACAACGGTGTTTTTCTTCTAATGAAAATCCTAAATGCATTTCATGTGCTTTTAGATCTTCATTTTTAACACGTTGATATTTAGCGTATCCAAGCAGTTTGTATTTAACAAACTTGATAATTTCATTTATCTTATAATCCAACGTACAATTTCGCATCATCTTACCTTTTTTACCATTTTCATCAACTGACCAAAACGGAATTGATACAACTCTACGTTTTCCAAAATTATTTAAGTAATCTTGATGTAAATGAGTATCTAAGATGTAAAATGGTATTTCTGCATCTTCACAGGCATTTTTTATAAAATCAACTTGCTTATAAACCCATATCGGTTCGCTTCCCAAATCACAAAAGATAACCGCATCGTAAATAGGAACTTCTTTATATTTGATTTCTTTTTTATTTTCGCAAGACATCAAAGCTAATGCGGTTGATTGCATTCCTGCTCCACAACTTAGAATTTTCATTTACCGCTTATCTCCACATTTTTTAAAAGCTCCTGGATTTCATATTGATAGCCACCCCATAGAAAACTTTTATTCATAATCATTCTCCCTTGCTGTCATTTTTCTTATTCTCTTTCTATTTTTTATAAACTAATCAAGTTTACCTAATTTAACAACTTTATATTTAAAGTTTCTTTTTTGACCACTTGGACATGCACATAATCTCAAGTGACCTACTGATATTCCTGATAGTTCTGAACATTCCTGAATCGTTCCAATAGCAACTAATTTTTCATTTTTTCTTAGATCATAAACTGCATATATCGGCTTTTCTTCCTCAATTGTTAATCCACTGTTTCCTTTCAATAACTCACTCAATCTGTTATTTTTATTTCTTAACCTGGATGCTTGATTTCTATATCTCTTTACATCTTCTTTTAATTGTTTATTTTCTTCTTTGAGCTGTTTATTTTCTTCTAATATTGGCCAAAATTTTTCTTGACTCCACAAATACAGTTTTTTTCTCAATTCATCGCATAAATTTAACATATCCATCTTAAATCATAAATCGGTTTTTTTACTTTATTATTGCAGTAATCACATATTGTTTGACGGGATAAAAATAGTGCACTTCCTGCTTTTCTAGTGGATGGATAACTCTGTACAAGTTCATTATTTTCAAAAAGACCTACTTTTGCATTTTTGGATGTAGTTCTTCCTTTGTAATATTCTTTTTTTTGTACAATATTTAAATTATCTAGCCTAATATTTCTAAAATCTCCATCGTTGCAAATAACAATGTCATTTTTTTTATATGATCTAATAAATACTGCCGCTATTAAGTTTTTTGCTACATACTCTTTTCCGTCTATTTTTAAAGCTAAATACTTCTTGTCGGTATTTGTTTTCTTTTTGATATAAGGAAATATTTCTCTTTTCTTTCCGCTTTTTTTCCACTTTATATAAAATCTTCCAAACGTATCAACTGAATAAGTTCTAGCACGATCATCTTTTACTTCTTTTATTACTATTTCTTGTCTTTCTTTTTTAAATTCTTCCTCAACAAGAATATATTTTTCTCTAAATATTTTTCCTAAATAAACAAACGACCAAAATTGATGCTCTGTTAAAACAAGTTCTTTTTTGACTTCTGCTTTTGAAATTACACCACATACTTCTGTAATATCATCTTTATTTAACATTAAATAGTTCATAATGGAAACAAAGTTGGCTGATTCATTGACATTTCTAAATCTCTTATGAATTTTTGGCCAGTTTCAAAATATGATTTTTTAATTTCGCATGCTATAGCATTTCGATTGAGTTTAATAGCAGAATAAGGAACTGACATTACTCCGCCAAAGGGATCAAAAACTACTTCATTTTCATTTGTGTACCATTTTATTAAATGCTCAATCAAATCCAATTGAAGTGGTGTCATATGCTTTTCATCTTTCTTTTCTCTTGCAACTTTAGTGTTTAATACATTTGTTCTTGACACTTTAGGTGATTCTTTCCCTATTCCCCAACAAGGCGAGGCAAAACGAGTCCATTGATGAAATTCATCATTGATATTATCATGAGTAACATGAATCCATTCATCTTCTCTTTCAACTTTTTGCATCAGAACAACATAATCTGGCATACCCGTTCTAGTTATCTCAGCAAACTTTTTATAAGAGTTCCACAAAATGCTTGCTGATTTAGTTCTTGTTGCTTCAATTTGTGGATCCTTGAATACAGTAATTTCTCCATGAAATGTCCATCCATGTTTTTGAAATGCTTTTATTACCATACCTCTAAAATCAATCAAGCCCATAGCTCCATCTCTTCCTTTAAAAGTTGGAATTTGCATCAAATGAAGTGCAATAATTCTTCCTGGTCTTGTAATTCTATAAAGCTCTGGAATTAAATAATCCATTTGAGTAAAGAATTCATCTAAATCTTTGACATTTGAGAAGTCTCTAGGATCATCACTATATGTATAAAGATTTGCAAACGGAATTGATGTAATCGTTAGGTCTATGCAGTCATCAGGAAGCTGACTACATACATTGACACAATCATCATTGTATAATTTATAACTCATATAAAGTTTGGCAATTCAATTGTATTTTGAATCAAATTGCTTTTTACCTCTCTTTCTTCAAAATTTAATAACTGGATTTCTTGAACCGACAAATCCATTTGATTTTTTAAATTATATTGCAGCTCTTTTTTCTTATTTACTGTCTCTAAAATATGCATTTCAGTTGTTCCTAGGACGATATAAGAATAGACTGTATGCTTTTGTCCAAAACGATAAATTCTTCTTAATGCCTGATGATAATTTTCATATGAATATGTCAATCCACAAAAAATAACATTGTGACATTTTTGAAAGTTCATACCATAACCGAATATTTTTGGTTTTGATATTAGAACTCTTGTTTTTCCTTGCTTAAAATCAAGCGCACATTGTTCTTTTCTTTGAGAGCTATCACTTCCTCTTACTTCAACTGCTTCTGGAATGTATTTTTTTAACAAATCAGCTTCTAAATTTGTATCGCACCATATTAGATACTGCTCACTGTCTCTTTTTGCTATTTCAGCGCAATTTTTAGCTCTTATATCTGCTGTTCTATTTTTTTCTTTATGAAATGATGTGGCTGACGTTCCCACTTCTCTAAATAATCCATGCTCAAAGCTATCATCAATGACATCAATATCGATAATTACATTTGCTTCAATAAGCTCAGGCAAAACGTAGTATTTTGCTTCAAAACCTAAGTCTTTTGGACTCTCAATATTAACTGACCATGTACAACACCATCTATAAAAGTCCTTTGTAGCATGTCCTTTTAAACGATATGAACCTGTTTTCATATCATTTATAAAATAGTTTGCTAATGCCTGAGCGGTTGACATGATTCCTAGAAAATCAGCATGATTTAGCAGTTCCATTAGATCATTTGGTGCAGGAGTAGCTGTACAGCATAGCTTATATTCTGTATTTTCAAATGCTTTTGATAGTCTTACTCTCGTTTTTCCTGTAAAGTTCTTCAAAATACTTGATTCATCAAGAACAACTCCACTAAGAACACTTGTATCAATGTTTTCTAATTGCTCATAGTTTGTGATATAGAGTCCTTTATCAATTGTAAAGCTATCTCTCAATACTTTTACTTCATATCCTAAAAGTGGAGCTTCTTCATAAGCAGTTTGTGCTGTAACTCCTAATGGAGCAACGATAAGTACTGGCTTATTAGTAAATGTGGCCACTTGATGCGCCCATTCCAATTGCTGCAATGTTTTTCCCATTCCACAAGCCTCGAATAAACAAAATCTTTTCGTTTTCAATGCTTTTTTTACTATTGCTTTTTGATAATCAAAGAGAACTGGATTGAGATCGTTTATATCAATCTCAATTCCATTCATCTTTTTGAATTCACTTTTTTTATTTATGAACTCTAAATAATTCATTTTTTACCTCTCCTTTCTGAAAGAGTAAGAACCGCCGTATAATATCCTTCTTCTATTTTCTTCAACCTGTAGCCAATTAAATTAAATTTATCACTGTAATTTATACTATATTGATATTTCATTTCTTCAATTGAACTACATTTCAGTTCAACTTGTTGTAATTTCTTTATCATTTTGATGCCTCTACAAGCTATATTTTTAGGTTCGATAACTACACATTATCGCACCTTACTATATTTTCTCTAAACCATTACTGCGTATAGCTTTTGAGGATGTTAGAAAAATAAAAACTTTGTGTATTTTTTTAAGATTTCCATCTTATTATTTCTTTCAATTCCTCAATGGCTGTTTTTAACGATTTTAGATTGTCATTCATTTCTTTTAACTTTAGCAACTTGTTTTCTTGTGCATTGAAAATAGCAATCTGTACAAGTAGATGAAGGATCAGTAATATTACAATACCCATTATTCATCATCGCCCCATTTCGTTTTAGATGCATCTATTGTTATTTTCAAAACACCTTCAAAAACAGCATTGGTTTTACTTTCATCATCCGGCATTACTTTTAAAGACGATTTGACTTTTACATTGATTACTTCCGCATTTGAAAATTCATCTACCAAGTCTCTTTGATTGATACAATCATCATCAATAATTATTATTCCATCTTTGTCATATACCTCTAGTTTTTCATCTAGATATACTGTTGATAGCAACTGCTCTAATGTTATTTTCATCTTGTCACTCCTTTTTAATATTTAATAGCTTCTACTTTTCTTTTCTTCTCTTTTTGAGAAGTATTTGTATAGATAGCTGTTGTCTTGACATCACTATGCCCCATTATTTTTGCTAATTCTGATAAAGAGCTGTTTCCATTTTCATTGATCCATTGAATAGCGAACATGTGTCTAAATGCATGAGGATGCGCTTTATCCAGGTCAATTCCTCTACACATCCCGCATATCTTTTTGATATGTTCTCTTATTGTTTTTTCGGTTAGCATTTTTTGAGGGTCTTTTTTTCCAGGAAACAATGTCCCTGATTCGATTTTTTGACTTTTTGCATACTTTAACAGTTCTCTTCTTAAATCACTTCTTAAAGGAACATCTCGTTCTTTCCCTTTATTGTAAATAGTGATGTATTGCTTGGCTTGTTCAATATTTTCAAGCGTGAAATATTGAAGTTCTCCAACCCTTATACCGGTATAAGCCAGCACCTTCATGATCATATGGTCCTGTATCATTCCTTTTTTCTTAGACATTCTAAGCATTCTTTTAAAATCTGCAGGTTCAAGAACATCTTCTATTGAAGTTCTTTCTTGCTCTTTTATTGTTTTGAGGCAATAATCTGAAACGTGTTTTTTTAACTTTTTCTTTGAATAATCATCATTTTCATTCAGCTCTATGTATTTAATGAATTTATTAATGATTATTATGTAGTTATTTACAGTCTTGGTTGAATACTTTTCTATCATCTTTGATTTGTAATCAATCAAAGATTTTTTTGAAATTTCTTCATTTTTTGTTTCTAACATTGCATCTTTGAAATTTCTAGCAACAAGAGCATACTTTGTGTAGGTCTTTGTAGCTTTTTCATCTAGAATTTCATCATCAATGAAATTTTCAATGTACTTTTCTAACATGCTTTTAGTTAGAGTAAATTTATCTTTCAATCGTTCAACCTCCTTTTTTGACCACTGAAATTCATCTTGTCTTTAATTTTCATCCTTACATAGATATAGAAAAGCCGATTGACTTTGTTATATCTGATTTCATAATCTAGAAAATCTTTAGATTTAAAACTTTCTAGCATGAATTTTGAAATAAGCGTAGGATCTTCTATCATCCTGCTTATTTTTCTTTTTGAAAATCTAGTAAAAGCTTTTCTTTCCAATGGCTTTTTTAAGTTTTTGGATGATTTCCATCGCTTTTTCCCTTTCGGGTCTTTAGCGAGATAATTAGCAAGTCCAGTAAGGCCATATTCATCAGGTTCAAGTTCTTCTATTTTTGTTCTTGTTCCTAATGTCCACAGTTTTTTTAAGAGCAATCTATCTATTGTACCTTCGACGATCATATGATGATGTACTCTTATTTTTTTGTCTTTATCAAATTCAGTTACATAGACGTACTTTGAGTTTTCTAAGCCTAGCTTTTTTCTTCTGTAGTTGATTTTTCTAATGAAGTTGCTGACATTCTTTTCAGCTTCTTCAATTGAATCTGGAAGATTTTCATTTGAATAAGTTAGATGCATCACGTAATCATTTTCATCGAAATTGTTATTGATTAATCTTATAAAATACTTTCTAGCGTTTTTTTCATTTAGATTTTTCTTATAAGCTTTTGATGGTTTTTTCTTTATCCTGTATTTATTTATTTCTTTTTTTGAAAATACTGGATAAAGTTCTACTTCAAACTGATTTCCACTTTGAATTGTCTTTGATACGTAATGATGATCTATTTTATTGAATTTCAATAGATCACTTATTTCTTTCTCTTCTAGATTGCTGATGGATGTATCAAATAGATTTTCGTAATCGTAATCTAGTTTCGTCGACTTGTTAGTATCCATTACAAGAGATTTATTGCATCTTCAAATAAGCATATTCTCCACTTTAAAGCTGTACAGTTTTGACATGTTATGATATACTAAAAATGCTCAAGAGAATATTTTTACAAGTTCATTTGGAGATGCTATCGATTAATTTTAATTGATAGCTTTTTCTTTTATTTAAAATTAAAGAAAAAGCTTGTCTATTCTACGATTAATCACTTGATACATGTTATCTTTTATTAAAAACATATTGATATCCTTCAATAGTTTTTTCTTATTCTTCTGTTCTTCAATTAAACTGCATATGCAACCTAATGCTACAGCTTCAGGAATTGAATAATTTTTTAATACTTCATCAACTTTATTGCTAAAACCCTCATTTGATACTTTTCTAACTACATAGTTTTCATAAATAGTTAGGATATCATCCAAAACATTCCTTTTCTTCTTGGTTTGCAACTGAATAATACTTGTAATAATCTTTGCTTCATCGTCCATATTTTTTCTCCTTTCTTATTTTTTAAAAAAAACAAGCTGCTAAGTTATGATTCATACCTATGAGAAGTCACTTAACTTTTCTTT